TCAACAATTTCTACATTTTCAATTAAGAATTTTGAACCGCTTGGAATTCCTATACTTGGAAGATAAGCGGTGACCCTTGTTCCTGCTATCCAAGTATTTGTAAAAGAAGTAAAAGTAATCGTATAAGGGATTGTTCCGTATAATTTCAGTTTATTATTTGCAACTGATGTTGCATCTGCTGAACTTTGCGCGCCTTTTGCTTGTTCAATATCACCGTAAACTCCTGAATTTCCTTCTAAGGTTGCCCGTGCGGTTATCTCTGTTGCATCTTCTGCGGACACATTAACCTTTGCACCCGTTGAATCTAATGCACCAAGTACCCATTGCTTGTTTCTGTAATTTTCCAAACTGATTTCTGTATTGACAATCATAAAATCAGTAAATGCGCCACTCTCGTCGATGACATTTGTTTCATCCACGATCGTATCTTCTGCGACAAAGTAAAGGTCTTTTGATTCATCTATGTACCATTTATAGCCGGAACTTTCGGCTATGGTATCTAAGATATCTTTTATAGTTTTTGCGTAAGCACTAAATGTATTAAAAGTTGCGCCCGTGTCAATTGTGCCAGTTCCTACATTGTCATCGTAGCCTGCTAAATTTAGAATGCCTATAAGTGTAGTGACAAGTTCTGCTCCTGTTTGTACTTCTGTATTTAGACTTGTAACACGCCTTGTGCAAATATCGGTGTAGTCCGTGCAATACATTGACAGCCGTATTTTCCTACTCCCGCCTGTACCGTGTTCAAGTTGGGTTATGTCTATGGTTTTTATAATCCCGCCGAATTTTATTGATGCACCTTCTAAGACTTGAATTTCTTGTCCAATATACATTCCATCATCTGCACCTATGGCGGTTGCTGTTGTGTCAATCTCAAACGTGCAAGAGTGCCTATTGTCAGCACCCTTTAAAATGTCAAGACTTCCTGCGTGTAATTTGGATGTAAAATCAACACTATCAATTTCTAACGTGTACGCCATTTGTCCCTCCTACACTTTTACGCCTGCAAGTTTAAGTTGTTTTACTAATTTAGTTCCTATCAAATCCATATCTCTATCACTCATTATTTTGGCATCATAGAAGTTAACTGTAACGCCAGAACCTTTGTTATACTTTTCAGGAGTAACGCTTTCGCCCTTGTGAAGCATTGCGACCATATCTTGCGGAACATAGTTTGTGCCTGTTGCAAGTTGACTTATAAGTAATTCATCTTTTAAAGGATAAAGAACACCTCTTTTACTTGGGTCGCCATTCTCGCCAGTACTCCTTGTAGGGATTTCAATCGGCTCAAAACCAGTTTGTTCCTCTTCTCTTTTGGATTGAGCTAAATCATCAAAGGCTTGTGCGGTTTCTCTTATCGTATCTGCAATACCACCAAAGAATTCTTTTATCGGCTCCCAGTATTTTATTATGAGATAAGCTGCTCCTGCGAGTGCAACGATTGCGGCAAGTGCAATTCCGACTGGCCCCATTAAAGCAGATAATGCCCCCATTAAACCTTTGCCTGCTCCGAATGCTTTCGATGCAAGCGATAATCCTTTTGTAAGTTTACCAAGACCAGTAAACATACCACCAAACATTGTAAGCACGGGACCAAGTAAAATTAAAACCCCGCCTAATTTAAGTATAAATCTCTGCGTTTCTGGGCTTGCTTCTGCAAATTTTGTTGCTAAATTATCAATACTTTCAATAATTGGCTTTATTGCCTCCAGCACTAATATAGCCGCAGGAATCAATGCATCACTTAGAGTTATTGCAACATCATTAAGTCTATTTCTCATTATTAACGTTTTACTAGCGGTTGTTTCGTATCTTTTTTGTGCTTCTTCTGTCAACGCAGTATTTTTAGCCCACGCCTTAGTTCCAGTTTCAAGTGAATTATCTAGTAAACCTTCCGCATTAGAAAGTCTTAGTAGTGCATCGCGCATTCTTATTTCCGTAATACCCATATCATCCAAGACTTTGATAGCGCTTGCACCGTTTCGTTCCGTGTCTTGTAATCCTGTAATAAACGAGGACAAAGCACTAGTCGCATCGGTTTTGAATGCTGTTGAAAATTCACTAGTAGACAACCCTGCAACTTTAGCAAAATCTTTTAATGCGTTTCCGCCTGTTTCTGTGGCAAGTTGCATTTCAATTAAAACTTTAGAAATAGCCGTACCACCAGCTTGTGCCTGAAGTCCTACCGATGACAATGCGCCCGCAATGGAAAGCACTTCAGATTCCGACAGACCAACCTGCTTACCTGCACCTGCAAGGCGCAAGCCCATTTCAAGAATGTCAGCTTCTGTTGTAGCTAGATTATTTCCAAGATCAACTATTGTCGAACCAAATCGGTCAAATTCGTCTTGTGGCATTTGTGATATGTTGGCGAATTTAGCCATCATTGACGCGGCATCTTCGCCAGTTAAATTTGTAGTAACTCCCAAATCTGCAACAACTTTTGTAAATTGCAAAATGCCTTCGGTTTTAATACCTAACTGTCCAGCACTCTCGGCTATTCCTGCAAGTGCCTCTGCTGTTGTTGGTGCTTGCTTTGCTAAAGCTCGGATTCCGTCGCTTAACTTTTTATATTCTTCTTCGGTTGCTTCTACAGTTTTGCGAACTCCAGCAAATGCGCTTTCAAAATCAGTTCCCGCCTTCAAAGAAATAGCACCTAACGCAATTAAAGGAACGGATACATTTCTTGTTAAACTTTTGCCTGCCGCAGTAAAACTTCTTCCCGTTGCTTTTAATTTCTTGGAGGCTTTATTTAAACCTTTTTCAAAACCACTAACATCAGCTCCAACTTTAACAACAAGAGTTCGTAATGTTGTACTCATTTAATACCTCCCATCCCATCAATCGCTTTGTTCATTGCGCCTGTAATGAGGCTCAATACTTCATCTTTACTTTCGTCTGCTGCGGGTCGCAAAAATGGCTTTTCTCGCACCGTGCCAACTGTTCGCCCATTCCTTACTAATTTATGCCCAAGCTCTAAAGGAATGCCATATGCACCCTTTTTACCTATTTGAACTTTTGAATATACTTTATGTTTACTCCTTGAACTTTTTGTCGGCTTGCTTACTTTTATGGCTTTATCCAATGCCCCTTTTGAATTTACATTTGCTCTCGCTCTGCCTTGAACAATTTTTGCACCCGCTACCGAAACGGGAACAATCAATTCAACAGCTTCGCCGCCTAATTCAGCAAAAGCCTTGACAAGTTCATTAAGCCCTACAACTTCTTCCATTTTCATGACTCAACCACCTTTCCGCCGAAAGCTGCATTTAATATCTTCACCATTGCAAGCATTTCTTCATCCGTCTTTCGTTCTTTATGTGTTGCTTTGGTTTTAAAATCTTCAAATGAAATATAATTATCCTTATTCATGTTTGGCAAAACTGTCAACCATAATTCCCATAAGGTTTTTTCTTGATTTTTTCCGATTGCTTTCTTGATATATAAAATGCCATCATAAAAAGGCAAATTTATTATATATTCTATGTTTCCGTATCGCATTAAAAGTAAGTCATTGATTTCTATACAATCAATTGACTTACTGATTTGAAAAAATCCGCTGTTCCCTCTGCCTCTTTAAACTCCTTTATAAATGCCATTGCATCTTTTGCAGGAAGTTTGCCAAATTCTTCTCCTGTTTTTCCCATCAGATCGCCAAAAAAGTCATTTGCTTCTTTTTGTGCAAGGTGTAAATTCTCTGCAACTTTGAAAGCAATTTCAAGTAAAAACTTTGCATCAAGCAAAATTTCTCCATTCTTCATTTCGACTTCGGGTTTTATACCGACCTTTTTTAGTATCTTACTCATTTTGTAAGTATCGTTCATTGTTAGTTCTCTCATGGTATACCTCTCTAAAGGGTCTAATCACCCGTATAAGCGTTTTTATATCGTTTGTGGTGTAAAGGGCGGGAGTTGAACCCGCCCCTCTTAAATCTAGGCTGCTCTTGCAACTGTAATTGTGTATGTCTTTGGACTCTTGCCTGTTTCTGTTACTATAATTGTGATTACCGTATTCGTTCCCGCTGCGCTCAAAGTGATTGCAGAGGATGCCTCTGTGGTTGCGACCGTATTTCCGTTGACCGTAATAACTCCGGCGGCGGCTGTCGGTGTCGCTGTTACACTTTCCACACCTGATAAAACTGTTGCTATATAGGTAAATGTACCAATAGCAAATGTTGGCGTTACTACTGCACTCTCGGAGATTGTCAATGCAGACATTCCTGCCGATGCTGTTACCGCTAATGTCGGTACGCCTGTGATTTTTAATTTGCTCGTAAATGGAATGGCTCCATCAGTTGTGGCATCGCCAATTTTAAAGCCTGTAATAAGTGCTGAAAATGTCCACGTTGTGCCTGTCGCTGATGGGAATGTTATAATTCCCGTTTTGGCGGCTCTTGCGTTCATATCCGTTAACATTGCATGTTGCCCTGTCGTGTCTGTGTAATCGAAGAAACCCTCTAAGGAAACCTCTCCCGCATCTAACATTCCAACAACAAATTCTTTGTATGCGTCTGCTGAATCGTGAGTGCTGACATCCACCGTGTCGGCTGTTATCTCAACCCCGTTAATGTTTGTTAACTCTGCGACTGCTATACTATCCCAAGTTAACGTTGTTCCATAAGCGTGTTTTGCCATTATTCCCTACCTTTCATAGTTGACTTCATACTCCAAATCTTCGGCAAACATTTTCGTTGTTCCGTCTGCTGTTGTTAAAAGATTCGGAAGATCGTTTGTTAGTTCGATTTTTTGAATCGTTAACCCTGATAATGTTCCTTGATAATCACTTAAAGCTAACTTTATTTGTTCTCCTACTGCATTTACGGTTGACTTAGTTAACCCCAAAGCAGTAAATTGTATTGATGGTCTTGCTAAAACATCTTGTCCTTTTAATGTGTGAATTTTATAATCTGATATCGTGATGTAAGTCACCGCCGGAAGTTCCGTTCCTTGCGGTAATTCTTCGGGAAAAACCCGTAGCGAGATTAAAGCAGTTAGTCCTGTATATGCTTTCAATCGTGCGACTAAGGCTTCATCT